TCACACCACAATAGACGTTCATCAAACTTTCTACGATCAATATATTGGTTGCGCTTTTCGGCGTGTAGGACGTAGTTAATACCTGGAATCCCTCGGTTATCTGTGGAATCGTATTATCGTTTGGGATTTGGACTGTCCCACTGACGACAGTAGATAGGACCACCATGGTTTCGTTGACGACTTTCCCGCCCCCGCTTCCGGCAGGACCCACCAGCGAAGTCCCCGCAGGCCACGTGCCCGCCGCTTTGGGGCCGAAAATGAAGTGACTCGTGGTGTTGATGTAGAAATCGCCATCCACGCCATCCGTCGCCGTGGGATCCGCAGCGCCGTAGCGGATGGTTTTCCCGTCCAGGCCGTTGGTGCCGTTGGTTCCAGGTGTGCCGGGTGCGCCCTGGGGCCCCACCAGCGAAGTCCCCGCAGGCCACACACCTGCCGTCTTGGGGCCAAAGAGGTAGTGGCTCGTCGTGTTGATCCAGAAGTCCCCATCCACGCCATCCGTCGCCGTGGGATCCGCAGCGCCGTAGCGGATGGTTTTCCCGTCCAGGCCATTGGTTCCATTGGTTCCATTGGTTCCATTGGTTCCATTGGTTCCATTGGTTCCAGGTGTTCCAGGAGCGCCTTGAGGCCCCACCAGCGACACGCCAGAAGGCCACACGCCCGCCGCCTTCGGCGCAAAGACTGTCCAGGCCACGGTGTTGATCGCGATGTCGCCATCCTTGCCGTCGGTGGACACCGGATCCCGAGCCAGGGTCAGGATGGTGTGACCGTCCAGGCCAGTGGGCCCCTGTATCCCACTGGGCGTCACCTGCTCCTGGGGAAGAATCTCGAAATCCAGGTTGATCGGGCCAGAGTAGCCATTCTCCATGTTAGTGACGGCGAGGTAGGCCGTAGGGCCAAGGATGTCATCCAGGTTGTCGAAGAACGGCACGGGCGACCAGGAGGTGGTGAGATCATCAGGCGGGTAGGGCCATGCCTGACCAAAGAGCCCCTTCCCGGGGAGAGGAGGCTGCGTGGGTGTGCGGAGGGCATCAGCAGCACGGGCCGCGGCGCTTCCGTAGATTCGGATCCAGCACTCATGATCCACCGTGCTTTTGATGAGGTCACAGGACTCGCTGAAGGCCACATCCAGGTTGGCCGTGGCGTAGAACCCCAGACTGGGCGTGGTGGCTAGGACGTGCTTCCGACCCTTGGCGGCGGTGTTGATGATCGTTGTGGTTCCGCCTCCCCCACCTGTTCCGCCCCCGCTGTCCGCCACGGCCTCCACGGCCGCCTGTTTGATCTGGTAGCTGATGGCCTTCGATGGCCCCTTGTTGGTCTTGAGGGCGGCAATCGCCTGGTCCAGCTCCATGAAGGCGGATCGGATGGCGGCAAGATCAAGGGAACCAGGTAGGCGCATGATGGTCCAGGGTTAGGCGGGAAGCGTGCCGGGAGCTGGGCGGTCCACGAAGACCACGATGGGGTGCGTGTTGGTGTAGGGGGAGCTCACCGCCGGGATGAGGCTCGGTGGATCGGCCTCGGCTCGAACCGAACTCGGAAGAAGCAGGTAAATGTCTCCCCCCTCGCTCGTGATGGCATAGGGCTGCAACCCCAAGTGGAGAATGGCGCCAGTCTTCAGGTCAATGGACCATGTGCCAAAGGCCTCTGGTGCCTCGTGCGCTGGCACAAAGAGCAGGTATTTCCCCTGAACGAAGGCGCCCACGGCCCTGCTGGCGTAGACGGTATCGCCCTCATCCACGAGGCCGAAGAGTCCATCTTGAGCCAGGGCCCCCTGGACCGAGGCTGACTCCATGAAGGCAACCCAGGCCATGCCCTTCCCGGCGCTGGAATCCAGGATCCGGCCATCCGGCAAGAAAAGGCCCCCAAGGGTCAAGCCATCGGGACCGGCCTGACGCTTGGGAAAGAAGTGCCAAGCCCGCATGCGCTCTTCGGTGATGTTCTTCGAGGTGTGGCCATTGGTGAGGACAACCCCGCGAGAACCCAGGTAGGCCACCCCGTAGGGCGTGTTCACCACGCTGCGTGGGGCCAGGATGCCCTCCTCGATCTCGGTCTTCTGGAGGGTCAGGGAGAACGGATCGCCTCCGTCCAGGCGCATGCCTCCTGTCGAGGTAAGAACGAGGAGTCCCATTTCGGTGCTGCAGAGGGCCCGGGGGGATGGAACCATGGCCTGGAATTGTTCAGGCCAGGCATTTGGCGCACCCCTTCGGGTCCAGCGCACGGTGTTGCCCTTGATGCCAGCGAGGAACTGCTCGTGCAGGACCAACCCCTTGAGCCCCGGAGGAGGTGGCATGTCGATGATCTCCATGCCCGAGGGAGAGGTGGTGATGCTGGTGGGCGGCGCGCCGAGGGTGGTGGTCGAAGCGGAGTCGCAGAAGAGGTCTGCGGCAAGGTCGGCTTCTCCGACCGAAAGGAACTCTCCCGTGTCCCCTACGCGGTAGACGGCGCGCGCCCGGATGCCGTTGTTCATGGGGTAGTAGTCGAGGCTCAGGCCCGAGATACCCGTGGCCAAATCCAGGTTCTCAAGGCCATTCGTGTCGGTCTGAATGAAGAGGGTTGCTGGAGAGAGGAAGGCGCGGCCGTAGCGCTTCACGTCCCCAAAGGCGGGGTGAGAGAACCGAACAAAGGTCCCATCCTCAATGTCCCGAAGGGCCCAGGCCTGCTCCCAGGTCAGCCCCAGAATGAGGCCTTCGGGGGCCCAGGCGATGGTCTGCCCAGCCGCCCAGGCCCACCTCATTTCCCCCGTGAACCAGGCGAAGTTGCCGACCAGGTTGGACCGGAAGGAATCCAGGACGCAGCGGTTGGTGACAGTGGTCCCACCTGGGGCATCCAGTTGCATGAAAAGGATCTTCTGCCCGGTCCCGACCGAGTTGGGGCCAAGGTCCACATTGAGCCCCCCCTTGATCGCGTCGAAGGAGAAGCCGGCCACGACACCCCCGTTCACCATCGCAACCGAAGTCACGTCCAAGGGGAAGTCTGCCGAGTCGAGGATCTGGGCCACGGGCCGTGCCTGATCGACCACGCCATCCCGCGTCCAGGCCAGGCGGTATTTCCCGAAGAGACTCGTCCCCGCATAGAAAGAGACCCCCTGGCTGCCCAGGTAGGGCATCGTTTGCCAGATCGAGCACAATCCGCCGTGCATGGTCCGTGAGGCCTGCTGGGCCGTAGGGGTGAGGGGGAAGACATCCGACCGAAGGTTGGGCTTCCTGGAGGCCACCAGGGGGCCCCTGACGTAGGTCGCGCTGAGGCCATCCAGGCGGAGAAGCCCGGGCTGTTCCCAGAACCCATCGTTGAGAATGTCGAACTTGAGGAGGGTGGCGCCCACAGTAGGAATGGGGTCGCTCACCGCCGAGGGGCCACTCTCGAAACCGTCCGCCTTGAAGGTGTAGAGATACTGGCAGGCCTTTGCGATGGGTTCGTAATCGGCGGCCAGTTCGGTTCCCTCGGGCAGATTGTAGTCCTGAAAGACGAAGACCTGATTCGAGGTGCCAATGAGCCGCTCCTTGCCCATCGCCTCATCACGGAAGATCATCACGCCTTGGATGGGCAGGCTGAAGCTGCCCCGCGTGAAGGCGATCTCGATGTAGCAGCCCTCAGTCGCCGGGGTGTCCACCCGGTAGGACCGGGAAGGGGCGAAGGTGCCGAAGGGGCTGATGAAGACGAAGCGGTAGTAGTAGGTCTTTCCGGCCGGGAAGGCGGTACTTCCAGTCTTCGTCGTGAGGGTGATATTCAGGAGGTTGGCCGTGCCCGCTTTGGGCGCCTTGAGGGGCTTGGCCAACCCCAAAGGAAGGTTCCTCCGGCCCACGAGTTTCCGTGGGCCGGCCCCCTCCTCGGTCCAGGCAATGACTTGATCGACCCCCTGATGGGAGATCGCATAGTTCCGCCAACCAGCCGCCAGGTGGTTGCGCCCCCGGTATCGCCACAGGTGTCTGGCTGCAAGGGGCGCCAGGTCTCCATGGTCCACATCGGGCAGGGCACAGGGCCGGATCTTGTTGTGCACGAAGACCGCATCGTTGAGCAACCGGGCCTCGCCCCGCTCGGGACGCCCAAGGAACCGTCCACCCGCCGCGAATGTCCACCTGGAAACACGCATGGGACCTCCTACTGGACGGCAAGAAAGGCGACAATGAGGCTTGGGGGCGGAAAGGCCTGGTAGTCGGGCGCGTCTGTTTGCAACATGAACGCGCCAAAGGCATTGCTCAGGGCGTTGCTTTGGGGGCGGGGGTCAGTCGGGAGCCCATATGAGGGATTCAAGGCGGCCATGAATGCCAAGGGATCGCGGGAAGCCGTGTCACTGAACGACGCTTTTCCGGTGGGTTGGGCTTGCCAGTTTCCATCTGGGTTCCGGTCCGTCCAGCTCGATTCCCACCCCGGATACGGCTCAGGGAAGGTGGAATCCTTGTTGATCCAGTTGATCGGAGTAGGGGGAGTTAGCGCAGAGTAGGTGGCAGGGTATTTCCAGTTGTCCTTGGTGAAAAAACTGAGTCCGCCCCAGGTCCGAAGGCGCATGTTGACGACGCCAACCGTACCCTTGGGGGTGGAAGACCCGAAGACTATCTCTGCCTCATAAGCGACCCTTTTCCAGACTCCACCATCGAGAAGGACCTCGATCCAGCGGGAGCGCCAGATGGTTCCCGAAACGAACCCCATAAAAAGCATCTTGCCGTTGGCGATGACCGGCGTTCCATCGGTGAACTTGAAGTCGTCGTCGGTGGGGAGTAGCGCAAGACCGTCGGGTGTGAAAAGAGCCGTGGCCTCCGTGAGGGTGATGGGCATTTCCACTACCCGAAAGGCGATCCGTTGAGCCATGGGTTTCCCCGAGGCATTGTTCACCGGAACCGTATTGTCGGGAGAGAGCGTCATCCCAAAGATTCGCGCCATGACCGACTGCTGAAGGGCGGCATCCATGTCCCGGCGCAAAGCGTTCAGGTCTGCCCGAAGTACAACGGGAACCCCCTCAATGAGGGCGCCGCGCTGGAAGTTGGGCCGGAGGATGGGGCTGAAGGCCATGGCGCTACCTCACCGCCAGGGCGTAATACCCCATCGAAAACGGCAGAAGTATTTGCTCCTTGGTGATTGTAGGCTGTGGTCCCAGGGCGATGTTGATGTCCGACAGCACGAGGTCAAGGTTGATTTGTCCCACAAAGTGTTGATCGGGACTTTTTGTAGGAATCTGGCGAAGATCAGTGGCCCAGTTGACGTTGTCGGAGGAGGCTCCAGACACGAGGGGATTCGATGGACACGGGTTATTCAACCAGCGGGAATAGTCAAGGGTGGTGGCGTAGGAAACCTTATCCGCGTTGAGGGTGAAGTTGAGAACCGTCTCGCAGTAGTTGTAGCTAGTGGTCGTCGTGGGAACCGTAGAGGTGACGGTCACTAGCACCCAGCGCCGAACAATCTTTTTGCTGGTAAGTCCGGCCATCCGGATCTTGGACGTATCCTGGTTCGTGGTCCCGAAGTTGGTGATGACCGAGGTCATGGAGTCCAAGAAGTGGAAGTCGTCGGCCTCAGCCTGGGACGTGAAGACCGGGAAGTTCGTCCCGAGGGCTGCGTCCCCAAGATAGGTGTGGTAGATCGACTTCGTGTGAAGGGCCACTTGGTTGTATAGGTCGCTGGGCATCACCACGCCACCGCTGCCGCTACCGGGCACGATGGCGCCATTGTTGAAGACGAGCTCTTGGATCCGCAGACCAATCGTGTCCAGGAAGAACCGACGAAGTTCCGCCAGGTCGTTCATGGTGGCCACGGGTTCACCATCAACCGAAGCCCCCTCGCGGAAGTCCGGCATTTCCAGAGGTGCGTAGGGATTAGACATTGGGGCTCCCCTTCACGGCTTCCTCGAATTGCTTGAGGTAGGCGGTGGCCTTCCCGAGATCCTGGTTGTCGCTGGCCTGAAGGAAGAGATACCCCGTGGCGCCAAGGTGCAAGGCCTGAAGAACACTGGCCGGGATGCGTGGATCCACGGGGTCCGTGTCCTGCCCCATCGGCAGAGGCGCCTCGATCACCTGGGCGCTGTACGTGGTGTCGGCCGGGACACGCCGATTGAGGCGGAGCATGTTCCCGGACTCCTGGAACCAGCCAGTCGGAATCCCCATGGCATCGCGCCAGGCTGGATTCATCAGGTCCTCAAAGGCCTCGGTCGTGGGAAGCAGGCGAGACAGGGTCATGGTGTTCCTCACATTCAGGACGAGCAGCGGGGTCGGGGTCAGGAGCAGGCCCGAAGTCCCAGAGGGCAACGTCACGTCAGCGGTCCAGTTCGAGCAGAAGCGAAGCAACATGGCCGCCTTCTGGGAGGCCCGGTCCAAGGCCTCACAGTAGTCGGCCCGGCTCCACTGGCCGGGCCAGCCCAGGCCCTCGGCCTGGAAGGTCGTGCGTTGCAGCACCTCACCCACCAGCATCAGACCTCCAGCGAGAAGCGATGAAGTCCAAGGCCAGGATCGGCGAGCACCACCAGATTGGTTCCGGCAGGCACGGTTCCCACATGTTCAGCCGTAGTCAGGGCAGCCATGCGGCAAGCCTCCGTCAGGGCCCACCGAATCGCCTGGTTCAGGTTCTCATCAGCGAACCGCTTGATGAGGGGATCCCCAATCGTCTTCCGCAGTTCAGCCCTGAGTTCTCCGAGGGTGGCCGGGGCAAGCATGGTTCACCTCACCCGGAAGTTGAAAGGGTTGGACCCCATCCGGCCGCCAAGGTCGCCCGACTGGCCGATCCGGTTCTGGCCCTTGAGGCGGCCACAGAGGTTGAGGGCTGCCGAACGCTGAGCCACGGCACGGCCCGGATCCCGCCCGCGGCCCTGGGCGTCCAGAACTTCAGACAGGGCCATGGCCAGGAGGGCATCCTCGGAATCAGCAGGCAGGTCGGGGATCTCCATGAACTCGCTATCAGCGGTCGGCGCCACGACGGCGGTGGCCACCAGTTGATCTCGGGCCACTAGGTCCCAGCTCGGAGCCAGGAAGAGGTTTCCCATCCGATCCGAGTAGATCTCGGGAGTTCCGGGATCTGCGATGCCGCCTCGGGCCAGGAGGAGAAGGTAGTCCTGGTAATCCAGACCGGACTTGGCTTTGAGGATGACGGGGGGCACGGTGGCATCCCCGTTCTTGCGGAGGGAAAGGCCCTCCCAGCGAAGCACCTCCAGATTCACGTCCTTGTCCCAGCCCTGGGCAATCCCGGCCGTAAGGGGCCCAGGCAGGAAGCGACAATCCCCGTAGGGGCCGGTTGCGATCTGGCTGGCCACCACGGTCTGGACGATGGGCATGGTGAGGAGGTGCGTCTCTCGAATCACCCGCCTTGCCGCCTTCTGCACCAGCAAGGTCACGCGCCGACTATCGGCGGTCAGGTCCGGGCGCTGCCCCAGGACCTCGGCAAGGAAGGGTTGGAGCTTCATGTCTACTCCCGGGGGTCCAGCGCCAACGGCGCGGCCAGGCCGGCATCAGCATAGGCCGCGGTCAGGAGGGCCTCTGTGACCTGGAGGCGCGTCTTGCCGTCCACGACCACCTGGTAGCTCTTCGCCAGGGCGCGGAGGGTCTGGTAGTGGAGCGCCTCAAGCGACTCCCGCGTCATGGGCTGCCCATCCTTGAGGGTGGGCACACTGGATTCCTTGTCGCCACCCTTGCCCTTTACAGGATCCTTGACCTCGCGGGGGTCGTGGTCCAGCAGTTCCATCTGGTCCTGGTGGGCGTAGGCATAACGGACGTGGCGGCTCCAGGGGTCCTCCTCGCCGGGCTCCATCTGCCCAATGGCGAGAGATTCCGGGGTCATCACGAGACCCGTGATTTTGTTGCGGATGGCCTTGGTGCGCGCGGGGAGGTTGCCGAGGTCCGGCATCCCGTCGTCAATGGGCATGGTTTCTCCGATGGAGATGGGAGGGGCGGGGGGGCCGAAGCCCCCCCGCAGCTCACGTCTAGGCGATCTTGCAGGTCCAGAGGCCGATGCCATCCGGGTAGAGCGGGCCGAAGCCGAAGGTGTTCAGGGCGCGGATACCGTCGCCGTAGTAGTCCTGCAGCTTGATGCCGGACTCCATTTCCGTGACCTGGCGACCGAAGCCGATGGCGCCGTTGAAGCCGGCCAGGCACTTGAAGGCGGAGGCAGTGGAGAGGCCATCGCCGGGGACGAACTCCGACACAACGATGTCGAAGCCGCAGACCTTGACGCCCCACTCACCATCCTCGATGGCCTTCTTGTTGCCCTCGCCATTGATGGAGAAGGTGGCCTGATCGGACTGAATCAGGATCTCCTCCACCTCGGGCGGGACCACCAGGAAGCGGCCCTTCTTGGGGGCGCGGCGCCGGTTGAAGGCGGTGCGGAGCTTGGCGATCTGCGCGATGGCGTAGGTCGCAGAACCCCGGGTGCCCGTGATGGCGCCGGTTCCGGTGAGGTCGATCATGTTGAGGGGGTTCATCGTCATCAAGGGCATGACGTTGAAGAAGACCTCAGCCTCCTTCTCTGCATGCTTCTTTGTGATGCTGTCTGCGATGCGCTGCATCACGGGCAGGCTGCCCAGCTGGGCCTTGTCCATCCTGTCGAGCCGGTGGGCCGCGCTGTACGCGAAGTCCACGCTGATCTGCCGTTTGTCGCCCTTCATGGACTGCCAGGCGATAGGCTGGTCCTTGATGTGCGGGACAACCGTGGCTTCGGGCTCGATGCGGAAGTTGATGATCTGGCCGACGTTCTTGATCTTGTCCAGGGTGCGGGTGTTGGTGATTCGGGGCAGGGGGCTCTCGGCGTACCAACGCTCGAGGAACATCCCGTCCCAGACCTCCTCGATCCAAGAATCCTGATTCAAGAGAGAGGCGGGATTCGTGCGTGCAATCGTCATGTCGCGCCTCCTAGATCAGAGAGCCGTTGGCCAAGCTCGCTTTGAGCTCGGGCAGCATGTTGGTGAAGGGAATGATGACCTCGAAGATGCCGTCCACAGGGAGGTCGTTGGCCGCATCCACGGCCACGAAGCCAAGGATCAGGGCGTCGTCGGCCGTGTCATACGACACGGGCGTTCCGCTCAGGGCCACCGGGGTGAGCACCGTAGAAACGGTGCCGCCAGAGGCCTGCATCTTGATCGTGCCCGCCGCGGCAAACTTCGTCGCGGTGGTCGTGTCGCCCAGGGTGAACACCTGGCCGGTGGTCTTGGCGGTTGCGGTGCTGCCGAGCTTGTTCGCCATGATCTTGCCCGACAGGAGGTTCATGCCTCGGCTGAGGGGGCAAATGGCGATCTTGTCGGTGGCGGTGATGCCGACGCCAGAATTGGAAGCCTTGAAGGCCGCCAACGCCTTGGCGATGTCCACGGTGACTTTCATCACCGCGTTGATCGGGTCATGCTGGATCGTGGGCTTGTATGAGCCCGAAGCGGCAGCGGTGTACCCGGTCAGGGGGCCGATGAGAGAAATGCTCGCCATCGGGGTCTCCTTTCAGGTTGAGGGTTAGGGGTTGAGCGTCAGCGCCACGCGGCGCATCAGCTTTCCGAGCGCAACCGGATCGTGGGCAACGGCCGCCTTCATGCGGGAGAAGTCCATTTGTTCCTGTTCGCTCAGGGGAGCCAGGGCGGCGGGGTCCATCTGGCCTCCTCCCACACCCGAGGGGCCCAGGCTGGGGGCGACTCGTGGAGCAGGAGGAGCGGCCGGCGCTGGAGGCGTCGTCTCCTGGTTGTAGAGGTCGAGCACGTAGATGATCGAAGCGGGGTCCGCGTTGGCAGAGTCCTGGAAAATGTCGCGGATTGCCCCTTCCCGTAGCACGGGCGGTTTGGCATTCAGCCAGGCCTGGAACTTGGGGTCCGAAGTCCTGGCTTCCACGTCCGGATACTTGGCCTTCACCGCAGCCAAGACCCGTTCATAGCGATTTTCGTAGTCCGCCTCGGCTGTCGAAGCCCGCATCCCCTCAAAGGTCTGCTTGAGTTCGTGAATCGGCTGAACGGCCTGGTTGACCAGCTGGCCAGCCTGCTCCTGAACCATGGCGATCATGGCCTCATAAAGATCAGGGCTGGCTTTCCGCAGGGCCTCCACTCGCTCCGAGGCGATGGAAGGCGCGGCCTGGACCGGCTTGGCAGGAGGGGCGGCGGTTTCTGCCAGGCGCGCCTCAAGCTGCTTGCTGAGTTCCTGCACCCTGGCGATCTCGCCATGGAGCTTGGTCTGCAGGGCGGAGAGCTTGCGCTGCTCTTCGCGGACGCCCTCTTCTCGGCGAAGGATCCGCTGGTCCTGCATGGTGGCAGGGGCCGGCGGGGGGGCCTCGGGCGCCAGGGGGGCCGCCGGAGCGGGAGCTGCGGGTTCGGCGGGGGCGGCGGGGGTGGCGGCAGGGGCAGGAGCGGGGGCGGCGGGGGCGGCGGGGGCGGCGGGGGCGGCAGCAGGGTCGGGCGACGAAGAGGGCTGGCCCATGCTGGGGTTCGGGTTGCCGCCGAGTTTCGCCTGAGCCTCCGGCGTCAGATTGAAGTTCCCGTGCTCGTCGGGGATAACGCCCAGGTCTTTCAATCGCTTTCGGTTCTCTTCGCGCGCATCCACAGGAGCCTCCCTTGGCGAGTTGTCCCAGCGAGGGACCGCCTGTCCCTGTTTTTGCATCTCATCACACCTTGAACAAGTCCAAAAGTGATTGGATTTCCAAGAATCTTCCCTTGATCCTATCAATCTGGGTCATGTCGGAAGCCTGGGCGCAATCCATCCGATGCGAGATCATGCGCTCATACAAATAACTTCTCACATCGGGATGCAAGCCTACGCTCTTCGCACGTTCTTCGTACTGCGTGACGATGTTCTGGTGGGCATCAAACGATATTTCGATGAGGGATGGTTTGGCTTCGTAATCCATTTGCTATTCTCCTTCCTGGCCCGAAAGCCGGGTGGCATCCGGAGCGAGGGTTTGGGTTTCGGGCTTCTCGTTCGGACTCGCTCCATCGGATTGAGGCCCCATTCCAAGGGCGGGCTGGCCGTCCTGACCGGGCAGGGCCATGTTGGCCCCGCGGGGACGGTAGTCGGGGTCCAGGTCGAGGATCTTTTGTGGGTGGAAGCTCTGCATCACGGCAGACCACTCCTGGCCCATGCCGGCCCCACCCTTGGCCAGCACGTCGGCCTGCATGTTCAGGGCCCAGGCCTGAAGGGCGATGTAGATCGCCGGCGTCATGGCGCCTTGCGCCTCCATGGCCTGCTGGAAGGTGGGACCCCATGCAGGGTTGCTGTCGTCCTTGATGGATCGGAGGATGGTGAGAAGCGCATCGGCGCGGCTGGCGCTGGCTCGGATGCCGTGGCTCACGGCTTGTTCAGCCAGGGTGGTCATGCCGGCCTTCATGGCTTCGTGCTGGCTCTCCAGCTGCATCTTCGCGGCCACCTGGTCTGGGCTCAACACGTACCCCTCGTCCTCCAGGCCCAGGGCAGGAAGAATGTCATAGAGGATCTTGGGGTTGTTTAGGTAGGGCGCCAGCTCTGGGTCTCCCGCGAGTTGCCGCAGGAGGCCAGCGTTCTGTGCAATCTGTTCCCGCCGCACCGCACCATAGACGCCCAAGGCCACCGGCTGCAGGTCGCCCTTCACGGAGTCGTCCTTCCCGTACCCCATTTCCCAGTTGAAGAGGCGGCCGATCCAGACCACCCAACCGAACTCATCGTTGTTCCCCACCACATTCCGGATGAACCCTTCGGCTGTGGAGTAGGCCCGGGTTTGCATGCCGTCCGTCCGTACCCCGCTGCCCATGGCGCCCGGGTTCTCCACCACCGGCATGCTGGACACCACCGGCATCAGGCTCTCGAAGAGCTGCCAGGCCTGCAGGATCTGGCCGGAATTGTTGGGGGGGAGGTAGAAGTCCACCGCCCGCATGCCCTTGGCCAGTTCGTTCGGACGCTTCAGCCAGGTCTTCCCGGCTTTCCAGCGGGGGTCGGTCCCGGGATCCAGCTGGGTCATGTCCAGTTCCACCTGGGGAATCGAGGAGTCCGCCAGGTTGTTGTGGAGAGCCCGGCCCAGGGCATTCTCCATGATCTGAATGTCTTCTACGTGCTCAGCCACGCCGGAGCCATAGATTGACCCGTCCGCCTGTTCATAGGGGATCCAGTCGAACGGAAGCTCGTGCTCATACATGGGATCCACGAAGAGCGCCAGCGTGAAGGGGCCGCAGGTCCAGCTGGAGACGAAGCCCGTGGTCGTCTCGTCGAGGCCCCATTCCTCCTGCTTGTCCTGGTCCACGAGACCCCACCGCTCGTACACCGCCCAGCGGGGTTCCTTGGGCGTTTGGAATGCCAGCTCGGTTTCCCAGTACTCGCGGACGTAGTTCCCCTTCGGCAAGGCCTGGAGAAGAAGGTCAATCTGCGTGGGGTCGAATCCCTGGACGCGACCCAACTCCACCAGCTGCTTCCGGTTCAGGACGCGGCGCCAGATCGCAGAGGCTACCCGCTCCTTCTTGGCCACCATGGGGTCGGTATAGAGCTCCCAGATTGGAACATGCTGAATGTCGGGGCGAACCTCCTGTGGAAGGGTGATGCCGCGGATTCGGGCCCATGCCGGATTGGGGTCGGTCACGCCTACGGGGCCGTAGGTGATGCCAGTTCCGAAGAGGCACTCATCCCAGACCACATAACGCAGGGTCTTGTTGAACTGCATGTTGGCCAGGTGATCCCGGATCGCCTGGCGCATCCCAGCCACGGCTTGTTTGGGATCGGTTCCGAAGGGGTTCTGGGGCCTGGGGCTGACGCGAAGATCCCAGGGATCGCCCACCATGGGCAGGATCAGCTTCATCAGCTTGGTGAAGGCCGTGCTCACGCGCTCTCGGGTTCGCTTGATGAACAGGTCCGACTGGCCTTCCTGGGCCGTGAACTCCTCGCCATAGATGCCCAGGAAGTGCCGCCTGAAGCGCACCCACCGCTTATGCAGGGGCGTCATGCAGGTCTTGAAAAAGGCGAACTCCTCCTCCACGAAGCCGGCGAGGCCCGGGGCGCGGGAGAGCAGGACGAGGGTTGGGTCCGCCTGGGGTGCTTCCACCTTGGGAGCCTGGGGGGCCAGGAGAATGTCGGGTTTCCCGGGTCGGATTTGAACAAGCATGGCTAGAACCCCTTCATGCAGGTCTTGAGGTGGAAGGTCTTAACGACAACCGGGCGGCGGAAAGCGGAGGGCGGGCGAGCGCGGGAGAGCATTTGGATTCCGTAGCCCAGCGTGTCGGGGTAGTCGTCGTTCACTTCGGGCAGCTTCCCCTTCTTCGTGTAGGCGTAGCCCTGGACCTCCTCGAAAAGCACGGGGTCCAGGTCATCGAAGAACCAGAGGGTTCCTTCATCCAGGCGCTTCTGCACCATGTCGTTGCGGATCTGGGGCGTCCGGGGAGCGTTCACGATGGCGCGCTCCTCGGGGGGGACGGATTCCCAGCCTGGATGCAGGTCATTCAGATACGTGTGCAGGAGCTTCTCGCCATTGGCTCGGTCTGGCTGTTCCGCAGAGGGATCCCCGAAGAACTGGATCCCCTTCTCCCACCAGGGCCGCATGATCTTGACGATCTGCCAGTACTTCGTCTCGGTGAAACGCCAGGCTCGCTCCACGAACACATCGTCCGTGCGGGGATCCTTGGCCAGGATCACGAGGCATGTGGGATGCGTCCAGCCGTAGTCAATGGCGCCAAGGCGGGGCCAGGCTGGGGGGATCTCGAACCGAGGGATTCGGAACTCGCTCCAATTCGCGTTCCAGACGAGGCCTGTGTTCACATCCGGCAGGCCATAGAGGCGCGCCTTGAGGGCGGCCGGGTCGTTCTTGAGGAGCCGCTTCCACTTCTCGATGTGGCCTGGGCCCAGGTGGGTCGCCTCCTCGGCCGACAAGAGGAACACACCCACGTCCGGGTTGTCTTCCCAGAGGGTCTTGACCACCTTCGTCTTGCCCTTCAGGGGGGTGAAGCAGATTGTCGTGTAGCCGTCCCCCTTCTCGGCGGCCTCCGAAATACGCATCATCAATTCCTGCCACTCCTCCCAGGGTGGCTCCTCGTCAATCAGGAGGCGCTGGATGGTGGCGGACTGGAGGCCGACGCGGCCCTGGGCGTAGTTCTTGAAGGCACAGGCTGACGTGCCACCGGACACATGGGGCACCAGGAAGTAGTCGATGGCCCCACCGCCGTTCTGCTTGTACACGGGCTTCGATTTCAGGTAGCGTCGGGAGAGGATGCCGCCCTTGCCGGGGTTGTACAGGTCTGGTCCCAGGAGCTTCTTCTGCAGGCCGTCTCGGGTCAAGTCCGAGGTCTCACCCACGATCCAGGCATTGATGGCCGTCAGGGTGCGGGGGCCCTCATACCATTCGGGGTAGATGCCCGTCAGATCCCAGGCCATGCGCCGCAGGCCGGTGACGGATTTTCCCGCCTGGTTCGCCCCGAAAAGCGCGGTGATCTGATGGGAGCTCTGGCATGCGTCCTTCTGGGAGGGGTAGATCGTGGGCCAATAAACGAGGGCCTGGTCCTCCCGTCGGCGCTCCAGTTCCGCCATGGCCTCCACGGTCTCCTGGAGAATCTCGATGCTCACCGGGCACCCCCGAGAAGCAACAGCCCCACGAAGAGGAACCAGGTCGTGCCCAGCCAAAGGGCCGTCATCTCCACCAGGAAGAGGATCCGCTGCTTCCTTCGCCGCTCCTGAGCCAACCATGCGGCCCGGTGGTTGTCCTGCAGGGGCCTCAAGTGTCCGCCTCGACGGCTGCCAGCTCGCCCTCGATGGCCTGCTGCTGCCGGGCGGCGAGGACCATGGCCTGCACTTCGGCCACCTTCTCGGGCGGGAGGATCTGCTTCAGGCGAGGGGCCAGCTGCTCCATCATGGCCGGTGCGGCGAGGAGCCCAGCGACGATGCGGTTGATGAGGTCCCGCTCGCTGGCGTTGGCCAGCGGATCCGCCAGGTCTGGCGTCTCCCCCTTCTCGGACCACTTCTTCCGGTCCAGCCGTTCGGCCATCCAGTTGCATTGCTTGATGTAGAGCTCGTCGCCCTTCACCCCAACCATGTCGCCCCCGCCTGCGCTCCGGGCCCGGGCCTGGGCGTTGTCCGCCATGACCAGGGCCTGGCATTCCTCGGCCAGCTTCCTGGCCTTCTGCCATTCCGGGTTGTGGTTGATCCAGCCCACCAGGGTCGGAAGGCTGGGCATCCCGGGCTTCGCGCAAATGAATGGGAGTCCTCGTTCGCCTGTGGCCAGGGCGTCCAGGGCATAGGCCACCACCTGGTTCTTGGTCAGGGTCTTCCCCTCCACCGTCCAGGTCTTTCCGCCCAGCTCCCGGCGGTCCAGCCGCTGGGCTAGGGTCAGGTCATCCGGGCCCTCCAGCCGATGCCGCAGGCGCAAGGCCGTCCGGGCCTTCTCCACCAAGGTCCGTGCCCGCATCGCATTCTTCGCTGGCGCCTGCATAGAGAAGGGTTTCCTCGAAGTAGCGCAGGTTGTCGCCGCGCTCGGACAGCCGCCCACGGTAAAACACCCTGCCATTTACCATCCAAAGGCGGCCCGTTCTTGCGATCAATCCCTTTTCTTTCAGCCGGGTCAGATAGCGGTAGGCCGTCCGCTCGCTCACCCGCATCACCTTCGCCAGGTCCGCGGCGGTCCAATCCACCGTATTTCCGTTCTTCAGGCCATCAGCCAGATGCAACAGCGCCCGAAACGATCTTGTCCCCACCAGGTCCCACGCCACCCGCAGATTCTCCGGGTAGGCCACCACGAACCGCTCCATGCCGCCTCCAAATTCCATGCCTCAACAGGTAATTCCCACAACCTCTCGGGAATAACTGTCAGAGATCATGACAGCCAAGGGGTGTCAAAAACACTGACATTCCCACGGTGGCCAATTCCCCTGGCGAGATAACTCATCAATAATCTCATCTACCCTGATTTTCTGTGATCTCCCTCTTCTATGATCTATCTCCTTCCCAGACTTCTGCCCTCTGAACAGGCTCCCATGACGACCCCGCCCTATCCCTCTGCCCCCTGAACCAGGACGCCCCCTGGACCCCTCCCAGGCCCAGGGCGAGGCGTTCTCGTGGCCGGGCGAAGAGGAAGGGCCGTGTGCGTGGGCTCTGCTCACAAGGGAGTATTCCTCCAAACCGGGGGGTGGCATGTGTCTTCCCCCCCCAATGGCCTCGACCCACTCCATCGCGGCTTTGCCTGCCTGCTCGTTCCTCGCCAGGCAGGGCACCGCCTCCCGCTCCCCGACCCTGCCCCCGCACCCACGGCCCGGCAGGGCACGGGGCGGCACGGCAGCACAAACAGGAACCCGCACGACCAGCCGGGAGGGAAACGTTTTGCCCGGCAGCATGCAGCGGGCGGCTGCCGACTCAGGCGCGCGGCCAGATAAGGGGCGGCGGCGAAGTGAACGCTCCCCACCGTCCTCACCGCTTTCCGACTTCTCAGCTCCCCACCGTCCTCCCTGCTTCCCAGCTTCTCGGCTCCCCACCGTCCTCCTCCTTCCCTGGTTCGTGCTGCTCGGTGAGGGGCGACCCAGGTCTCGTGTCCCCGTCATGCCGCCGACCCACTCCATCGTGGATCACCCCTCCCCCGCTTCGCTTGAGGGGAGGGGATGATCCTCCCTGCCCATCCATTTCCCGGGCCATGCCTGGGCCAGCATCGAGGGGTTCCATGGCAAAGATCAGGGTTCAGTGTCCGCGCTGTATTCATTGCGGCGAGAGCAGCGTGTTGGAGGTGGAGGAAAGCCAGTGGCAGCGGCGTCAAGCTGGCGAGCTGGTGCAGCGGGCTTTCCCTGACATGGCGCCAGGCGACCGGGAGATGCTCATCACCGGCACACACCCGGCCTGCTGGGAGGCCATCTTCAAGGGACCGGACGCAGAGGACGACGGCCTGAGCGATGACGCCGAGGCGATTCAGGAAAGCCGCGGGCAGGACTGAGGGGAGGGGCTTCGGCCCTTGCCTCCAGCCCTAAACTGGCATTAGGCTGTGCAGCGCCCGGCAATGAGAGAGCCAAAGCTGTGACGGTGGACCGATCACCACCGACGAAAAAGAACGGGACAGCCCGACCGGAAGGGCGCCACCCCACCATGGCGACAAATGGTGCCGGATGCTTGATGGCCCAGCTTCGGCTGGGCTTTCAGGCTGTACCGGCACGGAGCCGGATGGAGGCAGCCATGGCAAGGGTTGAGACCCCGGCGTGTCCGGGTTGCGGGATGAAGGCTCAGGTCTTCGTCCCGTTCGAGGAACTGCGGGCCCTGAGGACGAAGACCATCCCACCGCGAAAGGCTGCGCCTTCCCTGACGCCTGGTGATCTGCGCCAGGTCGTGACCGGGTGGTGCCCGACCTGTGTGCAGGCCCGAGAGGTGGCGGACCTCCTGGCTGAGATCCGAAGGATCCCCGCCCTCGTTCTCGTGTAGTAACCCACCCCATCGGGACTCACCCCTCCCCCGCTTCGCTTGAGGGGAGGGGATGAGTCCAACTCCCTCGCCCATTCAGGGCACGGTCCCGGCCTGCCGTTCCAGGCCGATGCACGTTCATGCTCCAACCGGAGCTTTCAAGGAGGCCATCATGGCCATCATCAACGGATTCTTCACACAGCAGGCCGTCGCCGCCCGGAACCGCCAGGAGGGCCAGCAGCACCGCATCGCCATGGTCTGCCAGGTCTGGAAGAACTCCCGGAAGGTGTTCACCCCGGAAAACGGGAACCCCTTCGTCACCTTCCGCGCCCGCATCGCGGAGATGGACGCGGAGAAGGGCGCGGCCCTGGGCATCACCAAGGGCGAGAACGTCCGCCTGCGGTTCTTCGAGGACACGCCCATCAGCTCCACGGGCGGGCTGGACCCCTTCGCCAGCAAGCAGTACTACCTGGCCTGCTGGGTCCAGCTGGACAGCGAGAAGTTCCAGGGCAAGGCCTACGAGGTGGTGAACGATGAGACCGGCGAGGTCATGGAAAAGACCCCGGAACCCGTGACCCAGGGCAGGATCCGCGGCGGCGCGTTCGGCAGCACGGTGGAGGAGGCCCTGGCCAACATGGACCAGCTGGCCGCCGAGCTGAAGGCCATCCGTCACGCCAAGGCGGAGAAGAAGGAAGAGGTCCCCTTCTGAGGACTGGAGGGACCACCGGGAGGGGGCTTCGGCCCCCTTTCGGCGTGTACCGATCACCAAGGGGTGTGATCGGGGGGCCCGACGCCCGCCAGGAATCGTCCTGGCTGGGGGAGCCGCCGGGCCCAAGTCCCCATGAAGGAGGAACCATGCTCATCCGGGAGACCGTCCGGCTCTACGGAGCGGACAGCGTGAAGACGGAAGACCTGCTTCGAGTCCTCGGCATCCCCGAGCCCTACGGCATCGTGGACGTGATGGCTGGCAACACCGCCGGGATGCCGCCGGAAGCTCAGATCAAGGCCGAGGCCCTGGCCCAGCTCATCCGGACGCCCCGCGCCTGGGAGAAGCCGCAGCGCATCACTAGCCCCCGGGCCGCAGGCGACTACCTGCTGCCCAAGACTCAGGGCTGGACCGAGGAACGCTTCGGCTTGCTGGCCCTGAACGCCAAGGGCGACCTGCTGGCGGATCGCATCCTTTCCAGGGGCACGGCCACGGCCACCATGATTAGCCCCCGCGAGTTCTTCCGGGAGGCCCTGCGCCACGGCGCCACCACGGCCCTAGCCTTCCACAACCACCCCAGCGGAGATCCAACCCCCAGCGACGAAGACCGGAAGCTCACCCGTCGTCTTCGGACGGCCGGCGATTCCCTGGGTGTGCCCCTGTCGGACCACCTCGTTCTCGGCAACAACCGCTACTTCAGCTTTCGGGCCGCCGAGGGCTGGGACCGGGAGTCGTAATGAACGCAGTTGAGGACGCCCTCATCTTCCTCGGCATCGTTTGGGCCTCGCTAGGCCTGGCCGTGATCGTCACCCTCATCGTGAAAGATCCTGCCGTGAAGCAGTATTTTCGCCTGACCCGCTGGCGCCGCTGACCCCTGACGAAGAAGTACGCAACCGGATGCTGGAAAATCTCTGGCATCCGGTATTTTTTGTCCGTATGATTGCCCTGCCTGGGCGTCATACCCACTTAAAAAGGAGGAACCCATGGGTTCCGAGGAAACCAAAATCAAGCTGACCCGCTGGGTCAGGATCGAATCGGCTGGCGGGGACTACCTCAAGGGGGCCCGCATCCATGTGATCGCCTCCCTCGTGGTTGACGATGGCATCGAGGAAGAGCTGGCCAGCGGCCACGCCTCCGTCAACCTGGGCAAAGAGGTGTCCATCCTGGAGGTCATGGACGCGCAGACGTTCACCACCGAAAGCGAGGTGGGCATGAAGCTCTGGATGAAGGCGGTAGAGAAGCTCTACGCCGACCTGAAGAAGAAGCAGGACCTGCTCGAGGTGCAGACCCATCTGGCCCTGGCCGAGTTGCCCACGGTTCAGCACGTCAAGGGCGAACGCCCCAAGATCACGGTCGAGGCATGACGATGCTCAAACACACCGAAAGCATCGCCGCACTCAGCGAGGCGATCTCCCAGGCCCAGGCCGAAGCGAAGAAAACCACGAAGGGTTCTGTGAACCCGGCCTTCAAGTCCAAGTATGCCGACCCGACAGAGGTGTTCAACACGGTTCAGCCAGTCTTCTTGAAGCATGGTATCTCCATCACCCAGAACCCACAGATGGACAACGGAGTGGTCACGGTAAGGATACTCCTCTCCCACAAGGGCGGGGAGTGGATCGCCTCGGAATGCTCTGCGCCTGTGAGCAAGCACGACGTCCAAGGGGTGGGTTCAGCCATCACCTATTGTCGCGACTACGCCCTAGCGGAAGTCATGGATCTCCTGGTCGTCCCGAAGGAGAGCCGCGGCAAGACAGCCGTGGCCCAGGCCTTCGCGCCGGCGAGGAAATGATGCCGCCCTACCTCGTCATGACCACGATTGCCGTGGTGTTTTTCCTTGCTGGAACCCTCAAGCGTCGGCCCCTTCTGGGGCTGGCGCTGGGGCTTCTGGCCGCCTCTGCCTTCTACTTGGGCCTCGTCGGCCCCACCCCATGAGGAACACCATGATCCACAGCTTCATCCCCAACAACCGGGAGGCCTGGCTGGCCGTTCGGCGCCAGTACATCACCGCTACGGACGTCGTGGCCATCGAGGGCCTGTCGTCCTTCGCCAGCGCCCACGAGGTTCTGCTTGACAAGAAGGGCCTCCTGCCCAGAAAGCCGGGCAACCGGGCCATGGCCATCGGCAACCTCCTGGAGCCGCTCATCCGGGCGGAGTTCGCCCGGAAATACGACGTGCAGGCCTGGGAGAGCCAGGGCGAACGGATCTACTGCGACGACGCCCGTCACCTGGCGGCTACGCCGGATGGGCTCTTCCTTCAGGGCGAAGACCGCCTGATTCTGGAGATCAAGACCTCCATGAACAACTGGCGGGAGATCCCGGCCCGGGTGCTCCTCCAGGTGAAGCATCAGGCCGTGCTGGGAGAAGCCAGCAAGGGCTTCATCGCTCACCTTCATGTGCCCGAGGAGGCCCAGGAGGAGATCCTGGTCCGGGCCGCCCTGGGCCAGCCCCTCAGCCTGGAGGGCCTGGGCGCCATCGAGACCTATCCCTTCTCCTTCGCGGTGGAGGACCTCGAAGCTCACGCCCAGCGTTATCACGTCTGGTATGAGAACCACATCCTCTTCGGGGCGCCGCTGCCCGAGCAGATGCCCAGCCCCAAGCCGGAGCTCACCCAGAGCGTGAGTGATGACCAACTGGTGAGCGCCTGGTTCGAAAAGAAGCGCCTGGCCGACGAACACGAGGAGCAGGCCAAGGCCTACAAGGCCCAGAGGAAGGAGATCGAGGACCAACTGGTGGCCCTCTATCCCGATGCCAAGAAGTTCCTGGGCGGCGGCAACGCCGTGTCCCGGTCGTTCACCGCCGGGGCGATGAAGGTGGACAACGAAGGCCTGTTGAACGCCATCGTCCTCAAGCATCCCGAACTCAACCCCGAGGTCCGCTCCCTGGAGCCGAACTTCATCACCTATGGGTCCGGCTATTCGCGCTGGATCCCATCCAAGAAAAAGGAGGCATGATGCTCCAGCACACCGAAAGCATCGCCGCACTCAGCGAGGCCATCGCGCTCGCCCAGGCCGAAGTGGAGAACGCCACGAAGGGCTCGGTGAACCCGGCCTTCAAGTCCAAGTACGCCGATCTGGCAGAAGTGCTCAACACGGTTCGGCCGGTCTTCTCGAAGCACGGCATCGCCATCACCCAGCACCCGCAGCTGGACAACGGGGTGGTCACGGTGACGACACTTCTCTCCCACAAGAGCGGAGAGTGGATGGCCTCCGACTGCTCCGCGCCCGTGAGCAAGCATGACGCCCAGGGAGTAGGCTCGGCCATCACCTACTGCCGCCGCTACGCCCTGGCCGCCCTGACGGGCGTTGCCCAGGAGGACGACGATGGCAACAGCGCCGTGGGCAATGCCGCGAAGGGCGGATCCGGGCAGCAGGTAAGGCCCGCGATTCCTCTGCCTCCGCCGTCGGCCCTGGCTGCCGCCAAGGAACGCTACAAGGAAGCCAAGGAGAAGGCCTTCGCCAAACTCCTGACGACCATGGACGAGCCCACGGCCCGGGAGCACCTCGGCAACATCGAGAGCGCCACGGCCGAGCAGGAGAAGGATCCCGCCAAGCGCGCGGAACTCCTCATCGCGGCCATGATGGCCATCGTGAACCGGGCCTAGCATGAAGGATTGGCCCAGCCTGAACCAGGTCACGCTCATCGGCAAAGTGGCGCGATGCCAACGGATTCAATGGTCCGACGGCAGCGCCACGGCCTGGTTCAGGCTGGTCACGCGCAAGGTGGTGGCTACCCCCAAGGGTTTCCAGCCGGGATACGACTTCCATGAAGTCGAGGTGAGCCCTGCCGACCGCTTCTTCTCGAAAGCATGGGAAGGGGCGGTCGTCATGGTTCGTGGCGAGTACGAGAGCCATGCCTGGACCCCGCGGGGGGCCACCACGTCTTTCGACCGGCACACCCTGGCGGCCCGTGCCTTCCAGCTGATCTTGCCTTCCGACAAGCCGCAGGTTCCAATCCCAACCCTCTTCCGGGCGCATCGCCAGGAGATCGAACCAACCACACGAGGACATTCCCATGAGCGAACCGAATCCCCCGAGGGATAAAAACTTCGGAATGGTGAGAGATGCGAAGGGCGTCTGCCCGGTCTGCAACCGGATCTTCTTGACCTTCCGCAGGCCCGAAGATCCGGAGCATGTGATCCAGCCAACCAACCGCCCGCGAACCACCTGTGGGCGCATAGAGTGCATGGACGCAGAAACTGCACGCTTCCTGAGACCCGAAATGGAACGCATCTGGGCCCGAATTGATGAAGCTCAGAGGCGAGAGCGCCAGAAAGCGGAAGCGAAGCAGCAGAAACAGCTCCGGAAACTCGGAGAACTTCTATGAGCACGAAGCATTTCAAGAAAATCAGGCTCTGGATCGAGGACCAGGATCGCCCGGTTATCGCCACCTACCCAGCGGAGGAATCCCCAATCCAGCCCCTCGAGACGACCCCGGACTTCGTGCGGATCCGCAACGTCCGCGGGGGGGACTGGATCCTCCCTAAGGTGAAGATCTTGAAGGCCCGGATCGAGGAACTGAACGAGGACGACCGGGAGGCCCTGGATCGCGCCCTGGAAGTCGTGTCTCTTCGGGGGACGGGAACCACCGTCACCCTTTAACCCCCCCCTCCAGGCGGAGGGGCAACCAGGGAGGCCATCATGGCCGGCAGTTTGAACAAGGTCCTTCTCATTGGCAACCTCGGGCGAATACCCGAAGTAAAGTCAACACCCAGCGGGCAGACCGTGTGCCGCTTTTCCGTAGCCACCACGGAGAGCTGGAAGGATCAGAAAGGCGAGAAGCAGACCAAGACCGAATGGCACAACGTCGTGGTCTGGGGCAAGCAGGCCGAGGTGGCCGGGAATTACCTCCACAAGGGCAGCCTCGTTCACGTCGAAGGTCGCATCCAGTACCGCGAATACACCGACAAGGCTGGCGTGAAGAAGACCGCCTGCGACATTCGATGCGACAACTTCGTGATGCTGGACCGGAAGCCCGAAGGCGAGGGCGCCCAGCGCCAGTACGGCCACCCTGCCGACGACCAGGACGGCATGCTCCCCGCGGCCAGCACTAGTTCCTTCCTCGACGACGACATCCCGTTCTGAGGGAGGCCAGCATGCAAGAGCGTCGCAGGAAACACCTCCTTCCCCGGATCTTCTACATCGAAGTCCGGGCCCTCTGGGAATGGCTCTGGAGGTAAGGGCTGAACACCGTGAATCATGGGCCCCTTCGGGGGCCCGTTTTTAAGGAGAACGCATGAAGCGCATCGTCCGCATTGCCGAAGAGCAAGACCTGACGGATTTCGCCAAACGGGCCGCCCTGGCCTTTCAGGACAATCCCGCGCAGTATTCCTATTCCGAAGCGGTAGATCGCCCTGGTGAGGGCACCGACCTGCATGCAGAGGACCTCCTGGCCCTGCGCTGGAACAGCATGAGCGTCCTGGTCTGCCGGTTGTCCGATTTCGAGCCGAGACTCTATCCGGTGCACCAGTTCATCAAGGGCGCCCTTCCCAAAGCGGAGAACGAATGAGCGAGTTGGCGATCCACACCGAAGATGGAAAGGCCCTCATCGAGGCCTATCGCAAGACCCACGACGATCCCGAAGAAGACTTCGAGACAACCCTGGGCGACTATCTGGCGGACCTCATGCACGGAGCCGACGCCCTGGGCGTGGACTTCGAGGAAGCCTTGCGCCGAGGCTATGCCCACCATGCCGAAGAGAAGAAAGAACAGCCCGAGGCCACCCCTGATCCCCACATGGACCAAGGCGTCCGACTCCGCCGTCTCGCGCCTGGAACCCTTAATGTTCCCAAAGGAGTCGAGGGTACCGTCAAGGCGATGGGTCTTGGCCCCGAGGCTGACTTCATGGTGGATTGGGACAACGGATTCACGGGGGACACCTACGAGTGGTCGGACGTAGACGTGCTTATCGAAGTGGTGGAGGCGCCATGACCACGATTGAGCCCCCAGAGGAAGAGGTCTGTGGCCTCGAATGTGAGGATGAGCCAGAGCCAGAACCTTTCGTGCCCATCGCCTGGAAGGCCGGAGAGAAGCCTGTCACGACCTGCGGGAAGAACGTGCCCGAGAAGCTGCTGCGCCACCTGGCCAGGCTGAATCTTCCCGTGGGGGTCCACACCCTGCGGGGCGACCTGGTGGAGCGGGAGAAGCTCCCCTCGCCCTGGATGTGCGCGGTCGATCAGCGGGGATACCCCGGCCTCATGGTGGAGGTTGACGAGAGCGCCATCCACATCTACGAGTCCCATGTTGCCGGCGAGGCAGGCCGCCACACGGGCGGCGCCATGGCCAGCTGCATGTCCTCGGATGAAATCACGAAACACCTCGCCTGGATTCTCGAAGCCCACGACCGCAAGGTCATGGCCAGCTTCGCCCTTTTCCCTGAAGAGTTCAACTAAGCATCCACACCACCCTGCAAGGAGACACCATGCACACCTTTTCCAACCTGATCCGCCGCAACGAGAACCCCAAGCCAGTGGTAGCCATGGCCGACCCGCCCGAGAACGTGATCCTGGGCGAGCCCCGCTCCGTCTCCCTGAACCCCGAGGCCCGCGTCCAGGTGTGCGCAAGGGAAGAGGCACCCCAAACCTCGACCTTGGACACGCGGGTCCATCAGCACCAGGTCAATGGCCCAGGCGATGCCCCTCCAGAAACGGAGGGCGCCTTCCGGGAGTGGCTGCGCAAGCTGAAGCCCATCACCAAGCTCCAAGAGGAGAGCGAGACCTGGCGGCCCTACGAGGACAGCATCTTCATCAACCCGCATTTTGAACTGGATGACCGCGGTCAGCTCCTGGTGCATGACGGCCGCACGATGCGGGACAAGACCCTCATCCTGGACCCCTTCAGCAAGGCGGAGCGTCAACTGGCCAGCCGGTTCGGTCTGCCCTCTGCCCTGCCCGAGAAGCTGCGGGGCATTGGCGCCACGGAAGAACTGGCCCGGATCTTCGACAAGGCCGCGAGGCAGGGCCCCGAGGAGACCCTCTTCCGGGCCACGGAGGGCGGCGTCTTCGCGGCCCTGTCGCCCAGCTATCTCCGAATGGACAACCGCATCATCCTCGGCCCCATGCTCTCCACCCTGGATCCCGACGCCTGGGGAGCCAGGAACCTGCACTTCGCGGACCCGAGCTTCTCGAGCTGGAGCCTGGTGCACCGGGAGAGCGCCCGGATGGTGGGCGGCGACCGCCTGATGGTTGCCCTCACCGGCAGCAACAGCGAGGACGGGGGCGGCAGCCTGCGGTGGTCCGTCGAGATCCTTCGCCTGGCTTGCCTCAACGGCTTGCTCCTGCCGATGCAGAGCATCGTTTCCACGAAGATGGTCCACCGCGGCCGGCGCATCGCAGAAGAGGCGCTGGCCATGGCCCACCTCCCGGCGAAAGTGCTGGACATGGTTCCGGACGAGGACGGGATGTTCAGCACGGCGGAGAACGCCTTTGGGCGCATCGAGCGGGCCCAGGAGATCACCATGGGATTCAACGAGGAGGAGCTCATCCAGGGGATCGGCGCCTGGGCGGGCATGACCATGGGTGAGCGCAATAACTTCCGAGCCTTCAAGCTGGAGAAGTATCGCCAGGACAGCGTGTGGCATTGGTCGAACGCCATCACAGAGCTCGGCAAGAGCGAGAAGAACCCGCGCCGGAACATGGAGATCCAGACCAAGGCCTGGGAGTTCATGTGCAAGGCCACGGAAGAAAACGCCTTCGCCTTCGCCTGGAAACTGGCTTCCGATGGACGCGACCGGCTGAACCGATTGGCGCTGGCCGAACGGTAGCAATGGGTGGGCCAACGGGAAGGGTCACCTCCGAACGGGGTGATCCTTCCCCGAACAAGTGCGGTTCATCACATCCAGTTTTTCAATCTACCATTGGGTGCATGTGTATGATTAGCTTTGAAAATCGTAATGCCTGGAGGGATCTTGCTTGCGCTGGTTGGGAACACCATCACCCCCGTGAACTGTTTTTTTGCGCATGGGTCAATTGACCACCTCGTTAAAACTCTAGTGACCTTGGTTATGTCTTCCCCGGGGCCTGCGGATCGGATCCAGATCCTGAAGTTTCCCATCCACCTTCTTCCCCATCAGCAGGCGAAGGCAGCCCTGATCGCCGCGAAGGCCTTGATCCAAGAGGGCAAGCCCCTGAACACGAAGACCGTCACGGAACGGGCGGGCCTGGAGGTGCTCCTGGCTTTCCCCGTAGGCGAGGAAGTGCTTTCCGCAAGGCTGGAGTGCGTGCGCTGCCGGCTGGAGCAGGAATACAATGGACCACCCGTTCCGGAGGAACCATGGCAAGCGCGATTGGACCTCGAGGAGTGCAGCCTGCCCGAGTGACCTGGCATTGGGATGAGGGCTGGGAGAAGGCGCATGCTCGGGTGATGGGTGAGGACGGGGCCCTCTGTGGATTCATCCCTGAACGACCACCCATGATGCGCCCCCCGTTGATGGAGGCACGTTGCCGCGCCTGCCTGGAGAGGCTGGGAAACGCCGTATCGGTGTTCCCCAACCTCTACCGGCCGACCAGCCTGGGCGCGACCCAGGACTAGGCTCTTCGCGTGAGCTGAGGGGCCGCTGCGGTCGTCCGGTCCATTTCCCGGTAGCGGAACGAGGGACCGTCAAAGTGCAGATTGATGCTGCCGAGGCGGCCATCCCGCTGCTTGGCCACGATGAGCTCGGCGGCTGAATCCTCGGCCTCGCCTTCCCGCAGCGCGACCATGCGCCGATGAATGAAGGCCACCAGGTCGGCATCCTGTTCGATGGTACCGGAATCCCGCAGGTCGGACAGCTGGGGGCGGCCATTCTGGCGATGCTCCACCTCCCGGTTCATCTGGGAGAGCAGGAGAACCGGGAGGCCCAGGTCCTTCGCTAGCAGCTTCAGGCCACGGGTGATTTCTCCGATCCGGACCGCCTCGTTCTGGACCTTACCCCGCTCCGGGGAGGACAGCAGTTGCAGGTAGTCCACGGCCACGAAGTCCAGGCGCCCCTCCTTGGCGATGATCCGTTCCGCCTGGGCACGGATCTCCCGTACCGTGATGGTGGCTCGATCCGCGATGAAGATAGGCAGATCCGCCACCTCGGCCTTGGCCTGGGCAATCCGATCTACTACGTCCTGGTCGTACCCGTTGGCGATGGCTTCCTTCAGGTTGATCTGGCCATGCGTTGAGACCAGTCGGCCAAGAACCTCCTCCTTCGACATTTCCAGGATGAAGGCGGCGCAACGGTTCCCCCGCTGCGCCATGTATAGCAGCCAATTCAGGAGGAGGGCGGTCTTGCCAATGCCGGGCCGGGCCGCCAGGACAATGAGGTTCCCAGGTTTGAAGCCCTGGGTCATCCGGTCAAAACGACTGAACCCCGTCATCAACCCCTTGGGGGTCCGGCCATCCATCCGTGCCACCAGGTCCGCCATCCAGTCGTCTGCGAACTCGTAGACCTCCTGGAGGTTCCCCTTGCTCCGTGTCTGGACGAGGGCGGTAAGCCCCCGGGAGGCCTCTTCCACGAGGGCGGCCGGGGCCAGGTCCTCCGCTGCCGCACGGCGCGCCAGCTCCATGCCCAGGTGGACAAGCCGACGGAAGCTGGCCTTCTCCCGAAGATGCTCCCCCAGCCGATGTGGCCGTCCCACGTCCTCCCCGGCCAGCAGCTCCACCAGGCCGGGGTACCCCCCCACCAGATCCATCTTGCCCTGGTTCTCCAGGGCGATCTTCAGGGTGAGGGAGTTGACCTCCTCCCCTCGCCCCAGGAGGTGTAGCAGGGCCTCAAAGACGGCCCGGTGGGCCGGATGGACGAAGACCTCGGGCGTCATGTCCAGGCAGCACTCCGCGGCCAGGGCCTCGGCGCCCGGGGCGCAGCAGGTCGCCAGGAAGGATCGCTCGGCGTCCAGATCCTCTGGTAAGCGTTCAGGCAGCCACTCAGCCATGGAGGGCCTCCGCCAGCAGCGCGCCCGTTTCCTCGGCCACAGCTGAATTGACCCGTTCCCGGGCGGCCGGAACGTACTCCTCCCACATCTTGAGCTCAGCACTCCAGAACTTCGGCAGGTTCACGATGCCGGAGGTGATGTTCTGCTCCTGATCGCGTTCCTGTTGATCCAGATACACGAAGAGACAGGTCTTCAGGATGCGGGGGGTCAGCTCCGGGTGATCCAGAAGGATCTCCTTCCAGGCCCTTCGTGTTTGCTCAGGAGTGCCTGGCAGGCAGCGTGACGACGAGCCATCCCGGTGCCGCCGCAGGGCGTTGCTCGGATAGCCCTTCCGGGCGGCTTGCATCTGCGCCTCGTGGTCATGGGTCCAGTCGAACTCCGCGATGGACAGCTCCCGGGCCTGGGCTGGCGTGATGACCCGCGACTTCCGTGGTTTCTTCACCCGGTCCCCAGCAGCAGCCAGAACCCCCTCGCCAGAGGGGGGGCTGAAAGAAGCTTTTTCTTTTGTACTAGAAGTACTTACTCCGTACGCGCGAGGGCGCGCGTCACGCGCGGGTTCCAGATCATGCGCGAGGGGCTCGGAAACCTGGACGAAACCTGGAGCTAACCTGGATGGAACCTGGCCGGTTTCGTCTAGGTTCTTTCCAGGTTTCGCGGGACGACCACCCCGGGCTCCATTTGCCCGGCGAGCATCATCGGCTTTTTCCTGCTGGAAGAGGAGCGCCTCGAGGGTGGAATCGGTGAGGCTCTCCCCGATGGCTGTGAAGAAGCCTTGCACCTGGTCCCACCAGCGAACCATGTCCGAGGCCTGGGCCTGGGCCAGCGCCGCCGCGGCGCGAGGATCGTTCGGCAGGTAGCCGTGGCGCAGGTAGCCCGCTCGGCAGCGAAGCACCAGGGCTTGAACCGGAAGGGGGGCCGCCGCCAGGTCGGGTTCCCCCAGGAAGGCGTAGAGATTTTTCAGATTCATGGTTTCCCTTGTCAAAGGGGGATTTGGACGGCACACTGTCTGCGCGGTTGGAGGTCTGTCGTCAGCAGAATCTCGCCGCCACAGAGGGGCCAGAGCCAACTGGCGCCCTCGCCCTGTACCGGGTAGGCAATGGCAAGCCTACGGCTACGGGGTCAGTCTGTCAAGCAATCCTGAAAGCAAGCCCAGCCGGGCTTCTCTGCTTTCCGTGTGGATGAACCATCACACGCACGTACGCAGAGACGTGCGCGTGTGTGTCTCCGTGGAGAGACGTACACATGGACGTGCGTACGCACGTACGCACACACACCCATGCGTACATGCGCTCATGTTGATGGCAGCCGGACTGGCCCCTTAGTGCCGGTCGCGCAGCCGTTGGAGCATTTCCTCGGCCTTCTGGGGCCGGAGGGTGGGATCCACGATGAGGCCCAGGGCGATGTTCTGGAGCTCGGCAAAATGAATCCCCATGTCGTCCGCCAACTGCATGGCCGCCGACCGAACCACGGGATCATAGAGGCTGTTTCCCGGGAGCCAGCCCCGGGCCCGGAGCGAGGCTCCCTTGGCGCTGCGCCCCTCGGAAAACCGGAAGGGCTCTGGCAGGGCTGGGGACGCATTTCGGGGCTCCTCGTCTCGAGGGGAGGCCGCCTGGAGGGGCGCGGCCGGCAAAGGAGCTTGCGCCTCCGCGGGGGCGGGCGCGGGGATTGTCCGCCGCATGGTGGCCGCGAAGTCCAGCTCCCCCTCCCGGACATGGGCCATGAGTCGGGCCCGTTTCTCCTCGAAGGTCTCCTTAGGCATGTCGCCGCACCTTCTCCCGGGAGCCGCGGGTGGCCTCCAGGAAGCAAACCAGGTTCCGCATTTCCTCGGCACCTGTTGACTTCGGGGCGAAGTCCCAGACCGGGACGCCCGCCTCCACCGCCTCGGCGTATTCCTTCCGCTCCCACATGCGGCCGATGTACTCCCCCTTGTCGGAGGATTGAAGTGTGCCCACGAAGATTTTGGCGACCTCGGTATTCCGGAAGAAGTTGCAAATGTAGAGCAGGGGGATGGGCTCCTGGCGGGCCGAACTCGCGTCCTTCACCGCGAGGTTCACGCGACCGATGGCGTAGACATCGTTGGGACCGGGGCGCGTGGGGCACAGCACGGCGTCGCAGGTCAGGAGGGCAACCTGGGTCAGGTAACTGGAGCCTGGCGGACAATCCAGCACCACGCTGCGGCCGTCCTTGCGGAGCTGAGCCACCAGATCGAAGACCTCCTCCGGGCTGGCGTCGTGCATTCGATGGGTGTCGAGGCCTGCCCGCAGGCCGAAGCGGGCGCTGTCCCCGTTCTGATCCAGGTCAATGAGGCTGGCGCCCAGGTGCGCCGCCAGGTGGACGGCCACGGTGGACTTGCCCACGCCGCCCTTGTAGTTGGCAACAGCCGTGACAAAAGGATTCGCTTTGAGCGTCATGGGGCCACCTTCGCGTGTGTTGATGGCTTTATATCACCATGTCAACACAGAAGTTATGACCCCCTGTAATGGATAGTTTTAACTTGTTAATGAACTCAACCGTTTTTCGTTGAAAGTCGGTGTGATTTGCAATACTTTGTTCGGGAGGTTCCCATGAGCACCAAAGCGAAAAGACGCGGCAATGCCCAGAGTGTCCAGCGCATCCTTGCGTCGGGCCGCTGCCGGGATTGTGGCGGAACCCGGGAGGAGGATCGCCGAGACCGGCAGACCTGCCGGAGTTGCGGAAAGAAACGCTCGGAGTACAACGCCCGCATACTCCACGAGAAGCGACGGGAGGCCATCGCCAAGGGGTGGTGTGCCGTGTGCTTCGATCGTGAGCCCGTCGAGGGGAGGTTGACCTGTGCCGCCTGTGCCGAGGCGCAGGCCGAGATCACGCTGCGGCACCGGGCCAACAATCGCAAGCGGGGCATCTGCACCCGCTGTTCCACCCACCTGACGCCCGAGGAGCGGGCCCAGGGCTTCAGTCGCTGCGCCTACCACCGCCGGAAGAGCCAGGCCTACCGGCTCGCCACAAAGACCCGCCAACCCTCTGCTGCCTAGGAGCACCGCATGCTTTCCGAAATCGAAGACATGAACGAACACCAGCTCCGCCGCGTGGTGGAGCGCCAGGACAAGGAGCTGAAGCAGCTCCGCAACGAGGAGCGGGAGCGCATCTACCTCCAGATCCTTGAGACTCCCACCGTACTCGTGACCCTGCCAGCCACGCTGCACGAAATCATCTTTGGAGAGTAGGCATGCCAAGGATCAACCCGCGCCACCTGGAAGCGGTACTCGTCACGTTGTTCTTCCTGCTCGTCATGGTTGACCTAGCCCCGGTGGCCTGCGCGATGAGGTCTGGTGAGATCGCATCCTACCGGATCGAAGACCTGGAACCATTGCCTACAGATGAGGCGCCCAATGCTTGACGCCAACTTCGAATATCAGCTCTGCCTCTTCTTCCTCTTCATCCTCGGCCTGGTGACGATCCTGCTGCTACCCCCGCCCGACGAGCGGCGCAGCGGGCCTCGCACCCACGACACCACCAAGACCCGGAGGATGCCATGACGATCCACCCCGCAAAGACACCGATGGAAGGCGGGTTCAGCCTGGAGAAGTTTATGCCGAACACAGACCCCGAAACAGCCCAGGTCTTAGATGATGTCCTCGACGCACTAGAGAAGGAGCGAAAGTTGAAAGGCTGGATTCCCTGCGCTGACCGCCTCCCCGAGAAGGGTCAGGAAGTGCTGATCTATCTGGATGAGAACGAAGGCGGCATGCTCGAACTTGGATACACCAGCCTCATCACCATCGCCACATACACCGGGGAAGGTGATGAGTGGTCCCGTGATTGGGAAGCCGATGCCAATGCGCCCATCGAGGACGGTTGCCAGCCGACCCACTGGATGCCCCTCCCTGAACCCCCGACCGTCTAACAAACACCAAGCTGTAGATGCCCAGAGGCACCCCACATGACTGACCTTTCAACCCTCGAACAATGCCTGCTGACCTGTGATGCCCCCGAGTCCGTATGGCGTCCCGCCCTGGATTCCCTGCGGGATGACTTGGAACAAGCCAGGAAGGACAACGCCAGCGCCTTCGACCTGATCTCCCGTATCAGGTTTGCCCTTGGCGACAACGGTAAGCGGATGCAGGACGAACTGATCGAGTACTGCAAGGAACTGGCGGCGAGGACGGCATGAGCCAGCTTTCTCGCGATGTTTACCGGTGTATCGGAACGACCTGCGGCAAGCGCGATACCTGCGCCTGTTTCATGGACTGTGAGGCAGACGATGGCAGGGGGCTTGGACACCTCATCTTTGCCGACCTGAGCCCCACAGCACCGCCGTTCTACTGCCCGTTCTTCATCGAAAATCCACCAATGTCCACCTAGTGGAACCATGAAGCGTCGATTCGGCCCATCCCCCGCAGGATATATCACATGGCATGACTGGGCAGAGGCTCAGATCAAGGCTGGGAACAAGCAGCGGAAGTGCCCAAAATGCCTCCGCTGGTTCTTCCCCTCCGAAAAGCACGACGAAGAAAACTGCTCTCAACTCCGAGAACATGCACAGCCCCAAGGGCCCGGGTCGAGCAAATGCCCATGGTGTGGTGGTCCTGCCGACAACGGGCATGACCACAGCATCACGCCGAATACCAACCTGTGCTCGAAATGCGCCAGTTCAGATCGAGCCAAGCGAAACCTCGAATACAACCTGCTAATGGAGCAGTGACGCATGAAAGGAGAAGCATGAGAGAGGAAGATGACAACGTCCGACTTGAGCGACAGGTTAGGCGCTTGACGGACGATGAATGC